GTCTCCATGTTCAGATAGAATTTATCGTTCAGATCTGTGAGGATTCCGGTCTTGACCGCATCCGCCACTATCGTGCCATCGACCAGGATCGCGGCATCGTAGGGGCCGTCTATACCGTGAGACGACCCGCCGAGGCCGTTCTCATTCAGCCTCATGACCTTCTGCGCCGTCTCGATGTCGTTCGTGTCCATAGCGAGTAGCTCCTTCCACTCGCCATCCTGTCCTTTGATCGCGACTATGTAGCCATCTCCGGAGGAGAGCCATGCCGTGGCCTTATTTATGGCATTTCCCGCCTGTGTCTTTGTCTTGTCTATCGCTGCGGCTGTCCGGCCGTTCTGGTCGTTGATGCTGGTGGCCAGTGAGGCTCGGATCGAGCCCACCGTGATGTCGTCGTATCTCTCGGACAGGACATTCCAGGTATATGCCACGATCTTCGCCTTGGTCTCTATGTTCAGAGGCTCGAAGCGTACCGTGATCGTGTCGCATAGATGCACCGTCTGAAGATGAGCGAGCTCTGCGTATTCGATGGTATCGGCCAGATTCACAAATGAGACCTTGATGGAGACCGTAGGCACTCCGAGATCGTGCTTCGTGACGTATGCTTCCGCTGCGGCTCTCAGCGTGGCCGCGTCAGGGGCTTCCTCGTAGTCTCCGGACATATCCAGCGGGATCGTGAGTTTTTGGGAGTATCTTTCCGCATACTGTGAATAAACGGCTTTCTCCGGGAGTGTGACCACTTCCGTGCCGTCCATATTCGACCAGAAGGGCACTACTCCTGTCACGGTCTCTGATATGATCTCTTCCTGTGTCAGATCGATGATGTTCTTCCCGTAGCGGAGCTCTACACCGTTATCATGTCCGCGGTTTTTGTGGAGCTTCACCTTGTAGCCGTCCCACTCATATTCCCCGCCGAACTGATCCAGCACGGAGCCTTCTATGCCGCCGAGCCTCTGTCTGATAGTTGAAGGGGTCGTCTGATTGTATCCGGACAGAGTGGTGACGTCTGTCTCGAATGTAAAAGGGCATTCCTCGACTGCGTGAGACTTGAGCCCCTGAAGGGTATCATTGCACGCAGTAGAAGAGGCTTCTACAGAGAAGGGCATGGCTGTGTTTTTGTTTAAGTCATACGAGATATGCCTGGCATATACTGCCACTTTCCCGTTCAGCGGCTTCGTGATCTTGTAGATCCTGAAGGGCTGGAGTGTGGCATCTACATACGGGATCACGCCTATAATGGCCCGGTTTCTTATCTCCGAATAGTGCTGTCCTGTGACAGGATATACCAGCGCCAGCTCATACTGTCCGTTCCTCTCTTCTGTGACATAGCAGGAGATGGCATCTGTCAGCCGGCCGATGCCGTTCGTCGTGAATGTAGTTGTGGCTTCAGCGAATAGGATAGGGGTCATACTGTCCACCACTTCGGGATGATGTCGAGGATCCCGCTGTACGTGATCTCATTGAGTCCCGGCATCAGTTCCGGGAATACACCGTTCTCCAGCTCAATATTGGAATTGCAATTGATGTTGTCCTTGTAGGCTTCCTGCAGCTCGCAGTCGATATCTGTGTATTCATCAGCTGATATGATCTCGATTCTCACGTCACCGATGGTAAGTGAGCCGGTGCCATATGCTCTGATAATGGGCTTTGATGCGAACTGTGTCCGGTTGTAAATCTCTCCAGCCGCGTTTATCCTTATGACCTTGTCGCCGCTCTTCAGGAAGAGGCGGGGATCGCAGTCAAATGACAGCTCGAAGCTGCCTGCTCTGTTTAATGTGGACATCTCCGGAGATATTCCACCATTAAACATGGCGCGTCTGTAGTGATCCGGATGATATGAGTCTGCCAGGATCTTGTATCCTCTCTGCGCGCACAGGAATGCCTTGAATGCGCTGTAGTTCTTCTCGAAGTCCTCTGTGATGAATGCCGGATAGATGATGCTCACATTCGTGAAGCGGCCATTATCGACGTGAAGATCTCCGTTCCTGCCCGGCACGGAGATGCTCTCCACGTCCCTGGTCGGTGATATGAATGTGCCCGATCCTGATATATGTGCTTTGAAGTCCTCCGAGGATCTCCCGGAGAACATCAGATATTCGTATGGAATTACGCCCATGCTGCCTCCGCTTGCTGTAGTCTCATGGTTATGATCTCGTCGACGCGGTTCGCTATCTCTTCCGCATCCTGTCCATCAGCATTGATGATGATGTTTGTGTCGCCTATGCTTACGTCCCCATGTCCGCCCCGGACAGCTGAGTGGATCATCCCCATGAGGGAATTCTCACCGACTATCCACTCCGGTCCTGCTTCGCCTCCGCCGAGGAGTCTGTTGCCACTCGCGCCGAAGATAGTCGGGCCATTGAGTCTGATGCCGTTCGCCATTGCTTTTGAGTACCAGTCTATGGAGAAGTCGGGAGCACTCGGGGGGTCAAGGCTCCACTTCCCTGATACCCGTATATGCGGGAGCTTTATGTGGGGGAACTCGATGTTCGCATTCTTGAACATGCCCTCGACGGAGTCTCTCATGAACTCGAACCGGGATATAATGTGGTTCACGGTTCCGGCCGTCATCTGCTCGGCTCCGGAGAGGGCACGCTTCCAGTCTCCTGAGAAGATACCCGCCACGAAGTTGATGAAGCCTTGCAGATAGTCCTTGAAGTTTTGGATCTCGCTGTTTATCATGTGCAGTCCGGCCACAAATACGGGCGCCAGTGTAGCGCTGAACTCATCCCACAGGGGCTTGACTGTGTTTATCACGTCCGTGATGCTCTTCTTGATCTCGGCCCACGACTTATCTACTTCTGATGCGAACTCCTCGTCATTCTTGTATGCCGTCACGAATGCACCGGCAAGAAGGGCGAGTGCTCCGACCGCCACAGCCACGGGAGCAGCAATCCCGGCGATTCCTGCGCCGGCTGCTGCAGCTGATGATCCTGTCGCGGACAGTGCTCCGGAAGCCGTTCCGAGTGCGGGGGTCAGCTGTCCAATGAAGGAGAGGAGCTTTCCGCCTCCTGTGACAAGTGATCCGATTCCTGTCGTGACTTTTCCGCCTATTATCAGCAGAGGAGAGATGGCCGCCACGAGTGCCGTGGTCTTTACTATGGTCTCCTGTGTCTCCGGATTGAGACTCTGGAACCAGTTCGCCAGTTCTTTGACTTTTTCGGCCGCTTCTTTGATGTAGGGGGCGAGGACTTCGCCTGCTGTGATGGCTGCGCCTTCCATGGCCGACTTTGCCTCGACCCATGCACCGGCTGCATTGTCCTGCATGATCCGGGCCATTTCCTCAGCTGTGCCGCTATATGTCTCCATCACTTCCTGTCCGGATGCCATAGCCTCCGACAGAGGGACTATGGAGCCGTCTGCCAGCTTGGCCATCGGCTCGCTCGCGCCGTCGATAGCTGCAGCGAGCTTGTCGTAGTCTTCGGCTGTGGAATTGACCACAGCGAGAAGAGCAGGCATCGCCCTTGCTCCTGCGAGCATAGCGGCCGCCCTTGCCTTCTCGGCGGCTTCCGCGCCATATGCCTGCTGGATGAGCTCGTCTGTGGCATCTCCGAACTTCTTCTCAGTCAGCTCACCATTCTCCAGCTGCTCGATCAAAAGCTCCATCTGTGCATCGAACTCCGACATCGGCATATTGATCTGTCCGAAGGAGCCCCTCAGCTTGTCCATGATCTGCCTGAGTGAGTACATATGACCCTCATCATCGGCAAGAGATATTCCGAGCCTGTCCATGGCCATCTGCGACTCTTTGGTGGGCTTTGCCATTCTTTGGATGATATTTCTGAGGGCAGTACCAGCCATGTCAGCCTTGATGCCGTTATTGGCCATGAGTCCGAGGGCCAGCGCCGTGTCCTGAATGCTGTATCCCATAGATCCAGCTTCCTGTGCGGCATACTTGAATGACTCGCCCATCATGGCGACGTTTGTATTGGAGTTCGAGGATGCCGCTGCCAGCACGTCCGTGAACATTCCCGCATCCTGTGCCTTGAGTCCGAATGCCGTCAGTGCATCGGTCACGATGTCAGAGGTCAGCGCGAGGTCTTCTCCGGATGCCGCTGCCAGCGG